CTGTCGTAATGATCTGGGGTTTCACTAAGCCTAGAAACCTTGACCAATGCCATACATAATGCAGCTTGGTGTGGTGTGATTGGGAAGTCGAGATAAGCAGACCATAAGCCTGCAATTCGTTTGTGGTTGTAATATGGATGTCCATAGACATTTCCGCGCTGTTGGATCGTAGTAATGATCTCATCAAACAGGGTTTCAGTTTTTGTCATAATCAAACACTTCATCAGATTGAACTTTTGTATTTATCAATCTTCTGTGTGATTGCCATCCAGCTTCTCTGCCTTTCCAATAGCCATTCTGGAATGCAGTTTCTTTTATTTCATGGATTATCCAAGTAATTGTGCCTAGTCCTAAAAGGATCCAAGCCAGTTGTAGCATGTCGTCTTTTGCTGTCATGTCGCTCCCTACATATACACAGGCGATCTGTGCATACATAAAGTATGACCTAAATCAAGAAGGTTGGGTTAATTACTTTCGGCGTGTTTTATAACGATTAGATAAAGCCAAGAGCCTCAACTGCATCGATATGATCATCAATCGTGCGAGGCTGATAGTCGGTTTCACACTCCATACGACTTTCCAAGAGCTGTAAAACTGCCATCTTTATTAATCGGGATCATCTGGACATTCATATTTTTGCCATCCCAGTCCATAATTACAATGCCCATTTGCCAGTTGGCCAAGCCTTTTGTGTATGAGGCTTTTGCTCGGTTCATAAGATTGCCTGTTTCAACCCCGTAAAGGGGTCTGTAAGCCCCGTAGAGCCCCTCTGAGTAGGCTGACATACCTAGTCTATGGGTATGACCACAAACCACGCTCTTTCCTGCCTTCTTGGCTAGATTAAGGGCAGTCTGTCCAGCGTTAGGGTTCATGTTGCCTTCATCGCCATGAGCCAAGATCCAACCCTTTTCAAATTCAAAGAATTGTTTGTGGAATGTAATGCCCATAGTTTCAAAGTCCATAAACTTTGCATACTGCAATTCGGGAAGTGAAATCATTCCCGGAACTTTTAATAAAATATTATAAAGGCGATCAGTATGATTACTGCGGATAATATGTGCTTCTCGGCTGTGCTCTGTGAGATCCCAAAGGATTTCTTGAGTAGTTGTGCGATCATCATCCAAAGTTTGTTGATAAGCCAAAGGTGTTTTCTCAGCCCATCGACTAATGGTTTGAAAGTCAATTTCATCGCCAACGCATAGAACGCTATCAAACTTTTCGCGTCGTGCAAGTTTAATAACATTCTTGACGGCTGCTTCATGGTGGTATGGGATTTGTAAATCTGAAATTACCAGATATCGCTTAATCGTTATCCTCATCGTCAGTTGGATCTATGGAAGGAATAATCCCGCCATCGCCTACAACCCAATTCGGAAATGTTTTGATTTCAGTCATAAGCCAAAAAGCGTGCTCTGGCGAAAATCCGCTTTTCCTGGCTGATTTGTAGCATTCATGTAAGGCCATGTAATGCTGGTCTAATTTGCTTAATGGCTCAGGAGAATGGCGAACTACTCGACGATTGATCTTTTTGCGTTTAGAAGGTTTTCGTGTGTTCGCCATAATTAAAATTATGACTTACTGATTAAGACAAAGAGATCATCGACACGCTTCTCAAGTCGAGAACTTTGCAATTCCAATCTTGAGATGGTGTCATAGAGGCTTGAGCCTCCATTGGGTTTAAGTTCGGCTAAGTAAGACTTAATAACCCAACGCAGAGCCAGCAATAAACTTGTTAATAATGCGCTTAAGCCAACTGCGATAGCGACGAAATCGTTTGGTGTCATTTCCCATCAATACCATAATCAGCTTCTTTTGAGGAAGTTGGATCAATGGCTTTAATAAATGGAGCAATAAGAGCACCAAGTAAAATTGCATATTCAGGCTTGATATCTCCTACGATTGCAAGAGCCACAGTAATTCCAGAAGCTGCAACAGCTCTTAGATATGACTTGATTGCTGATTTGTGTTTTGGTGCTAGTTTCATATTTTTCCTCCGAGTAGTGGTATGTCGAAAAACGAATTGTCTAAATCTCCCGAAAGACTAAAAGAACAATGGATATGGTGTTGGTGTGGGTTAATCCCTTTGTAATCAACAAATTTCCATCGGCTTTTAGCTGAGCATATTTTACCATTAAAGATCAAATATGAGATGCGCTTTTTACGATCTAATTCAGCATAATTCCTCAGCTGATCAAATAAATCAAAAGCAACATTTGGATTTTTATTCAAATCCTTATCGATATCAATTGCACGAACTATTCCCTTGTCATCAGGGTTGTGATCAGATACGCGTGCTGAATGCCTTGCATCGCCGATCCAACCATCTGATTTCCGGTCGCGATCAGGGAAGCAATCATCAATTTGCTCCCGAAGCTGAACTCCTGCTTTACAAAGAACTGGTTTCATTACAAACCTAAAGCAGCTTTAAGATCTCCAACATTTAATCCAACGGAAGCAAGTTTTTGTTCAATGGTTGGCTCAGGAGCAATAGTAGTTCCATTATGGTTTGCAACTACATTTGCAGTTTTTGTTTTATCTTTATCAGATACATCAAGCCAAAAATCACCATTACCATCGATAAATGGTGGTGTGCTAATTTTAACTCCAGCAGCGTTTAGTTCTGCCAATAATTCAACACCATTTAACTTTATTGGTTTATCAAATTTAATCATATTATGCTCCTAAGTAATATAGAGAAATTGTGTTGCCATCATTCATGATATCCAAATCTCCACCTGAGTTTTGATAAGCTGTAATGCTTACATAATCAGCAACTGCTAAATTTACTACTGCTAATGCGGTTGTAGTTGCATAGCCACCATTTACTGGGCTTGTTCTGTTTTGTGCTGCGCCAGTTATGCCAGCATTATTTTTTAATAAAGTAATTGTTCTTTGACCTGCTGAATTTCCGTTATACATAACTGAAGCATAAAATAGATAATAACCTGCTTTGCCAGTTGGAATAGTTAATCTTTCGGTATTGCTTGATGTGCTATGAAATCCATCAGTATCAAAATTTTCAGCATCAAATGTAATTGAAGTTGATGTTCCATTAGTTAAGGTTTGAGCTGCGCCAGTTTTATAAACTTGACATCCAACAAAGGTTGGACTGGATGAAGGTGCTGCACCCCATGCAGGAACTCCAGCGACTACTTGTAAAACTTGACCGGTTGATCCAATTCCAAGTCTTGTTTTTACATTTGCAGTTGATGAGCGATAAACAATATCGCCAAGAGTTGTTTCTGGGTTTAATGCTTTTGTTGTTGTATCAATGGATGAACCTAGTGTGCGAATGGCAGATGCGCCATCTTTAACTAATGCTGTGTCGTCTGGTGTTGCCCAGCCGTAATTGGTAGTGGTTGCCATATTGTCCTATTCTTAGGATACGATTGTAGCGTATTCCCATGTTAAAGTTGCGGATAAAGTGTTCCAACGCTCACCAATTGGCACAGTATTCCATCGCATAGCGACTTGGCTGAACGCAACTGGTGAAAGATTTATTGTTAGAAATAGTTCATTAAATCGAGTGCTCCAACGCCATCCTTCAACATAACCCTCAAACTCACCAGCTGAAATTTGAGTAGGCAGGTTTTGAATGTTTAAGGGCTGACCCATAAAGACCCCAAGTAGATTATCTCGATCTGAATTATCGATCTCAGGATTTGTCAATGGGAAAGTGATGCTTTGGAATACTGGTAATGGAAAGGCTCTCTGAGCAATATAACGATCTGCTACTTCTTGAGCATCGACAGCTGAGTGAATGGTTGATTGAATGCTTTCACCCTTGTAGCCATAAAGCGCAATTGATGAAGCTGATGATGCAGTCTTTTCTAAACCAAAATTTGAGCCGTAATTGATGATGATGTCATTTCGAATATCACCTGATCGAGTAATAGTTGATAAGCCTGATCCTAAAGCATGATTGGCATCAAGATCAACATAACCATTGGCTAACAGATAAGTTTGACGATGATCTGCATCTGCATAACCGATATTGCCTGCATTGTCCTCATACAAATATCCAAAGGCTGAATTGGCTATTAGGCTGGCAATGTTGTAAATAGTGTCTGGGGCTTCCGTTCCACTTCGATTTTGCATTGTGTAAAGTCCAGGCTGATCGATTTCGCCAAGTCCTTGATTTCCAGCAGTAGCCCAAGTTTCGGTTGCAGAATATGTTGCCCATGTTGTAGCTGCTGGAACATCATTCCAAGATGCCAGCAATACGCTAGAAAGAATTCCGTATATTTGATTGCCATCCTCATCTTGCGGAACTGCATCAGAATATAATTCTCTTGCTAACTTGACCAAAGACCCCATCGCAAGGATTGTGTAATTGATAACATCAGCAACATTTCCGAATGCACCAACCTCAACAGTTAGATCGGTTATATCTCCACCAAAGAGATTGACATAAGTTCCTGAACTGTTTTTGACCTGTAATGCAAAACTATCGTTAATTGCAAATGGCAAAGTTTGACCTGATAAAGCAACCAAAGTTACCTGCATGTAAGAAGGGGATGGCTGGGAATAAATATCAGTCCGACCAGCCTGATGCTGAATATCGCTGATTGCTATGTTTGTATAATTAGTTCCAGCAACAGTCAATTTCCATTCGGGCGTAAAAACAGTCATCAATTACCTCGAACGCTTGTGCCACTCAATGCTGGAATTGATCTTGCTGCGCTTTCGTTAATTACTTTAGCAACTGCTCTAGCTGCGCTCTCGCTATCTAAAGCCTGAACTGTAATATTATTGACTGTTGTTCCAGCGCGAGCAGCACCGGTTGCTAATTGAGCAGCAGTAGCAGTTGAGGTTCCCATATTTGAAGCAGCATTACCTCCTGATACTGCACTATTAACTAAACCGGTTGCAATTCCTGCACCAGCCAAAGCCAAAGATCCAGCAGCTATATTTACTCCACCGGTTGCAAAAGCACCAGCAATTCCTGCTGCTGTTGCCGCTAATCTTATGGAATTAAATGTTGCTACCAAAGCTGTTAATGCGGTTATGTATTCATAAATTTTGCTAGCTACAAATACAAAAGCAATAACTTTTCCAATTTCAATAATTTGATCTTTTGCATCAACAACAGAAACAATAACTGATTTAAGTTGTTCTCCAAAATTAAATGCCCCTTGTGTTGCATCAGTCAATCCAGAATTGACACCTTTCTCACCAGTTAATCCGGCAGCAAATGCTTGGACATTAGGAACAACACTTGCAAGCATAAAATCTGCTAATTGCTTTACAATAGGCAATAAAGCAGTTCCAATTTTTTCTTTGGTTTCATCAAGAGCAATAGTTAATTGCTTAAACTTAAACTCAGCATTAGTCGCTTCATTATCAATAAAACCTTTATAAGTTCCTTTAAGTATCTGCATGATTTCCTCATGCGATTTTGTTTTAAGAGTAGCAGCATCTATACCAATGCCTAATTTACCAAGTGCTGTGTTTGATCCATCAAATGATTTTGCAATAGCATTTGTAACACTTTCCAATGGCTTGCCAGTTGCGGTTGCAATTTCTTGAGATAAAGATAATAGTTCTTGTGCTTTAGTAACATCATTAGTTGATCTAATAAGTCTTGCAAATGCAGGTCTTAAAACTTCATCAGTCGTAGCCGTAGCAATAGATTGCTTGGTGATATAAGTATCAATTGCTGCAATCTGATCCTCTGTGGCTTTTGTGCTGGATCGAATTGTTTGTTCTAATGTCTTACGACTTTTCTCATCTTCGGCTGCTGCACGAACAGCTGAAACTGCAAATGCTGTGGCTGCTGCTCCTACGGCTGCAAATGCTAATGCCGCTTTTTTGCCAAAATCTGCAATTTTATTTGCGTTACTTTCAACAGCATTGTCAGCTTCGCCAAGTTTCTTTTTAAGATCATCAACATCGGCAAGGATTGAGAGTTTAAGGGTGCGATTACCGGTAGCCATTAGACCCATTCCTTAATAATGCGATCAAAACTTGCTTCCCATTTGCTAATCAATTCAGGCTGAATTCTGCGAAGGGTTGGATAGATAAACCATCCTCGACTACCTCTGCCTTGCCGTCCTGAATATGAAGGGAATTGTTTGAACTTATTTGAACCAAACTCAACACCACCCCATAGGGTTTGTGTAGTAGCACCACCTGAAAACTTCTGGCGTGCGAAACCATAACGGAACTCACCAATTTTGCTTGATTTTGAGATGCTAACTCCATCGGCAACTCTCTGCGCAACTTTGCCTGCTTTTGTTCTTTGACCAGCTGCTTGTTTAATTTCCTCAGATGCAAAATACGCCAAAGCAGCAGACTGAGTTCTAGCCTCATCCGTTGCTTGCTCATCCATGAGTTTGAATGCTTTGTAAATATCGCGGAGATCGGATTTATCGTAAGCAATTGTTTCACTTGCCATACCTTTCCTCCAATATCTCGATTGCTGTTAAAACATCTTCGCCATCAACCCATTCGCTCATTGGTATTTGTGTGGCTATTGCCAACTGAACCAATAATCTATTTAGGCTTCCGACTGGGTGGCTTTTGGGTTTGCATCACCGACAATTACATCGGTAATAGTTTCCATCCAAGCCTCGTAAGGTTTAACTGGTTTGCCAGCATTCTCTCGCTTGTGTGCGTGATATGCCAAAAACATTAAATCGCCAATCCCCATCTTTTCAGATGCTTGACCAATAATGTTTCCAGTTGCCTTTTCCCATTTTGCCCACTCAGGCGGTTGGGCAATATATGTTGCTTGCTCGCCTGAGTTATATTCAATTGTGATTGGTAACTTCATTTTTTGCTCCCGTTTCTATTTTTTAGGTAAATGTTTCGGTAACTGTTCCATTTGTAACTGTAAAATTAAAGGAAACAGTTTGTGCATCAATTCCTCCGCCTCCAGCGGTTGGGAATTCAGGTTTTACTGGGAACGCAAATGATGCTCCAGTTGCAGCTACAAGTGTAATTGTAATATCTGTATCTGGTGCGCTTTCTGCTGCTGCCCATAAAGCCTCACAAACAGAACTTGTCTTACCCCAGTCAGCCAACATATCCAATTGGAATGTTCCTGTGGTTCTTACTGTTTTGTAAGCTGTGCCATCAAGAGTTTCGTATTCCTGACGCTCATTGACTTTTGTTAATACTGCATTGGTTGCTTGTGCTTCGATGTCTGTTCCACCTGTGAAAGACAACGAAATATCGCGACCGGTAATTACTGTGGTTGCCATTATTTCTCCTTAGACTGTGCGTGTGTAGTAGGTAGATACTCGAACATCTGCGATAAGCAAAGTCGATGCTCCGACTGTGGTAACTGTTGGTCTTTCGACCGAGCTGACAATATATCCAACTGGAATTA